CTGTTGAAGGCGCATCTTCTTCCCTTGATGCGCCCCCATTAGTCCCATAAGGGATTATAAGCAACGCTGGCTCACAGCGATTAACCGCGGAATAACCGCCAATAAAATGGAACAAGAAAAACTTGTAGAGGAAGAACCTCAAACAGAGGAATTAGAAGAATCTGAAGTCGAAACAGATGAATCTGAAGAATCTGCTCCGGAAGGAGACCCTCAACTAGAGGAAGAACCAAAAGAAGAGGAAGAGTTTTATACTCCAAAAGATGAGAAACCCCAGCGAACCGAGAAAGAGAAAGCGGAGTTCACTCTAAAGAGTGTAGCAGAACGCTTAAAAGATCTTGGGGGCGATCCAACCGAAATCATTGGAGAGAAAACCAGTGAATCGCAATATGTAACCAAAAAAGAGTTTACAGAAGCAGAGGTAAGGAAACTTGCCCGCTCTGAAAACGAGGTTAAAGCGATAATGGCTTGGATAGATAAGGGACTCTCTGTCGAAGATGCACATTTAATTGCCAATAAAGGTAGGGTAAAAGCCACATTCTCCGAAATGGAGAGGGCTAATGTCCGAACTAAGGAGGCTACAGGAGCAGGACAAAAGAAACCTGCGCCTAAAGCTCCTAAACCAAACGATGTCCAACTTATGCAATGGCGCAAAGCCAATATGGTCTATGACCCAGCACAGGGCATGGCTAAAGGAAAGTTTACGGAGGAGTATTGGGATGGTGAAAAATGGTCTTCTAGGAGGATAAAATAATTATTACAATCTGGTGGATGACCAGATTTAACAGGTAACGACAAAGGAGAAAGACCTTTGGTGTTACTTAAAAAGATGGCAGCAAATAATTTAAGGATTCTCAAAGGAGGAGGAACAGTAATGCGCTACCGAACAGAGGCTAATGTCACTGTAGGTATAAGAGAAGGCGATGGAATTCAGGGAGCATCAGGAACAGGAACGAACTACGCTTCGCTTGTTTTAGATGGCAACCCAGAGCAAGAGACTGACTTCTTCATAGGAGTATCCAAAAGTGCTGGAACAGAGACCACCGCAGCAGACGGTGTTATTGATGTTGAACACGCAATGCCTGGTGTAACAATCATGGAGTGTTTGGCTAATACACCTGCTAGTGTCAACACTGATGCTGAACTACTAGGTATCCTCTTTGATTTCGTTGCATTTGATCGCTCTGCAGCAACAGCAGCAGGGACATTAACTGTAGACGAAGATGAGGGTACAGACGCAGTAGTACACGGCATTCAGATCTTAGACGGACGCATCACTGACGGTATGCTCTATATAACTCCAGCTATGGCAGGATGGGGCAACGCTAAACACGATGCAACCGCTGTATAAAAGGGAAGAATTACTAATCTAATTCTTATTCACTTATGTCCGCACTTAGACAAACAGTTAGTGGAGTATCAATCACAACAGGCTCTGGTCTGGATGAGATTTTTGACTCCGCATACGAAATGGACAAGCAACCGGGTGAGGTTCGCGCAACTGACGGACTTTTCTTCCGACAGGACGAAACTGACTGGCTTACACTCCAGTACGCTGAGAGTATGGGTCCAGGACAGTTCCGCGCTCATGTCGAAGACGAGGAGGTGGATGACGCAACAGTTCGTGTAGCAAACCGAACAACCGCAGAGGTTTTTGAGTTTGACCGCGACATTGCTATTCCACAAAGGTATCAGGAGGCATCAGCCTACTATGGAACAGTTGCAAGATGGGTAGAGGAGCTTGGTATTCGTGCCAGGACTTCAAGAGACGAGCAGGCTTTTAGGCGCTCATATTCTGACGCTTTCTCAGGTGTTACCACACCAGATGCAGCAGCTCTAATCTCAAACTCCCACACTGCACTTTCAGGCGATACGATTGATAACCTTGAGACAGGAACGCTAACTTCAGATAACCTGGAGACAGTTGTCCACGCATTGAGGATTCAGCAGGCACAAGACGGTTCTCTTGGCTCATGCCACGCAGACGGTCTTTTGACACCTTCTAATCTTCACCCAACAGCAACAAGGATTGCAGAATCCGAGTTGCGACCAGGAACTACAGACAATGACCTAAACTACTGGTCTAAAGTCTATCCTGGATTGATGGTCGGATCTTCGGAATGGTTACATTCCACTTACAACACTTACAACTCAAACGCAAACACTTCTTACTTTGTGGTATCACGCCAGCACTCAATTACGAGAGCTGTCAGAATTCCTATTCAGAGGGAGTATGTTGGTCCTAAATATGACCGAAAGAGAAGAGCTTTCTACCGAGCGCGCTTCTCAGAGAGGGTATATGCAGGAACATGGGTTGGTGTTGTAGGAAGTAATGGCACAGTATGATTTTATCACTTTGTCAAGAGTAGGATGAAAAAGAAATGTCTAAATTGTAATAAAGAGTTTGAAAAGTTAGTCAACGAATCAGTAAAAAATTGGCTTAATAGACGCAAATATTGCTCTAAAAGCTGTATGGATGAGTTTCGCAAGGGAAAACCTAGTTGTTCCCCTAAAACATCTTTTCAAACAGGTCATAAACTTTATTCGGTTGTAGACACAAGAAAGAAAAGACGAGGTGCGGAGAATAATAAATGGAAAGGAGGGATTACTCCAATCCATGAAAAAATCCGTAGAAGCAAACTTTACAAACTCTGGAGAAAACATGTTTTTAATAGGGATAATTATACCTGTCAAGGATGTGGGCAAAGGGGAGGAGATTTACATGCAGACCATGAACTTCCCTTCTCTTTGTTTCCGGAATTAAGGTTTGAGATACTAAATGGTCGCACATTATGTATTCCTTGTCATAGACTAACACCTACTTATGGCAGACTTATTAAAAGTTAACCAATCAAACTTATGAAATACATAAATCATAATTGGATAAATACACTGCTTATTATTGGTGTGGGTATCCTGGTTCTGGTTGGTGGTAATCAATCAGAAGTAATTCAAGTTCCAGTAGGAGGTTCAACATCAGCAAACTGGACAGTAGGAGGTAATTTAGCTGTAACAGGAACATCTGCCTTCACAGGCGCGGTTTCTCAATCAGCTCTAGCTACCTTAAACGCTGGACAGTTAAGAAGCTATACTAATTCAACATCTACCACAGCAACAACACAAACCCTAGTTCAAGCAGATATTTTGAACTACGATACCGTGTTGTTTACACCAAATACTAATGCAGTAACTCTTACTTTACCGGCAACAGCAGCAATAGGAGACATTATAGAAGTAGGAGGTAAAGGAGCTGGAGGATGGAAACTAGAACAAGTAGCAGGACAGGTAATCCACTTTGGAACAACTAACTCAACAACAGGAGTAGGAGGCTCACTCGCTTCAACTAATCAATACGATGTAGTACGATTGATATGTACTACAGCTAATACAGACTTCAGAGTAAACTCTTCAATAGGAACTATAACAGTAGTTTAATTTCTCTAACTTAATTATATGGCTCTACAAAATTCAATTAGTCAAGGTGCTCTAGGAAATAACATCAGATTAGGTGAAGACTCTGGTAAATTAATAACTAGCGGAACATTTAATTCTTTTTTTGGTATTGGATCTGGACAAAATACTACTGACGGTCAACAAAATACAGCTTTCGGTTATCAAGCTCTTCAATTCAATACCAGCTCAACTGGAAACACAGCTTTGGGATTATGGGCAGCACAATTTAATACAATTGGTGTTTATAATGTTTCTGTAGGAAGAATAGCATTATGGTCTAATATAAGTGGAAGTTTTAATACAGCTATTGGGTCAGGTGCACTTCAATCTTGCACTGTTAGTAATAATACAGCTTTAGGTTATTCAGCTGGATCTTCTATCACAACAGGTACAAGTGGAGTTTTTATAGGATATTTATCTGGATCTTCTTATACAACTGGAGATGATAATATATTCATAGGTCATCAAGCAGGTAAAGGAGTAGGTGTTACTTCAACAGGAGGTGGTAATGTATTCATCGGTTCTTCATCAGGAACAGCAAATACAAGCGGAGTAGATAATATATTTTTGGGGAAATTTTCTGGTGTAAGTAATTCAAGTGGAGGAAGTAATATATTCATAGGAACTACTGCTGGTAATAATAATTCTAGCGGTTCAAATAATATATTTATGGGGAGAGTAACTGGATATTATAACACAATTGGAAACAATAATGTTATGATAGGACATGCTGGAGGTGGACAAGGAACAACATTATCTACTACAGCTTCTCAGAATGCTTTCTTAGGATCAGGTGCTGGAAGTCAAAATAGAGGAAATGATAATGTATTTGTTGGTTTTGGTGCTGGATATGGAGCTGGTGATTCATCAACAGGAGCTAATAATGTATTCGTAGGATCAGGTTCAGGAGCAGTATTTACAAGCGGAGCTGGTAATGTATTCATCGGTAAAGATAGTGGACTTACGAATACAGTAGCTTCAAATGGAGTATTTATAGGTTTCAATAGCGGAGCAAGTAATGACGCTGGAACTAATAATGTATTTATAGGAGCTAATTCAGGTAATGCTAATACAGGTGTAAGTCAAGCAAATAATACTTTCATAGGAGCTTTCTCTGGACAAAATGTAACAGCTTTAAATAATACAATAATAGGAGCATCAGCTGGTAGAGGAGTAGCAGTATCAACAACAGGTGAAAGAAATGTATTCATTGGTAATTCAGCTGGAGACACTTTCACTACCGCATTTGATAACTTTATAGGAGGTTATCAGTCAGCAATAGGACTAACTACGGGAGATCAAAACGTAATACTCGGTGGTTCATCAGGTGCAGCATTAACAACAGAAAGTAATAATACTTTACTTGGATATAATACTAACATCGTAGCAGGAGTAAATTCCAGTGTAGCAATAGGATCTGGTGCAGTAGCTACAGGAAGCAATCAACTTGTATTCGGTAGTGTATTTGCATTAGCCGATATTTACTTTGGTAAAGGAGTAGTCAATGCAGGTCCTAATGAATCTATATTAAATGCAACAGGAGGATCAGGAACAGATATAAATGGTGGAACAATGAGTATAGCAGGAGGAAAAGGAACTGGAGCTGGTACACCTGGTACAATTAATTTTTATATATCAAACACATTAGGTTCAGGAACAACACTACAGTCTCTATCTCTAGCAATGCAGATCAAGAGTGATAAAGGAGTTATACTATCAGCACTCAAGTCAGGAACATTAGCTTCACCTCCAGGAGGATTAGCTTCAGGAGAGTTATGGGAAGATACGACAGATTCTGCAACACATCCTATTGTAAGAATTGCAGCTTAAACATAGTCATTATTTATTTATTTAACAAACTTATATGACATATTCATTCGTAGATCCGAGTTCAGAATTACCTGATATTCAGAAAGAAATCAAGAACGAAGTTTCAGTTCCAGTAGTGGAAACATTTTCTATTGAACAACTAGAAAGCCAAAAAGCTAGTTATCAAGCACAGATAGATGTTATCCAAGCTAAGATAGATGCTGCAAAGGCAGACTTAAGTATTGCTTAATAAAATACTATGTCAATTAGAATAGAGAAACAATTAGCTCAAACGAGACCTACAGGAATAACTCCTGTAAATGCATATACTCCAGTAAAGTACACTAGGATAACGTCAATAGTGATATGTAATACCTCAGATAATGCAGCTAAGTTCAGTATATTCCTAGATGATAATGGAACAACATATGATGAGAACACTGCATTATTCTGGGAGAATCAGGTCAAAGCATCAACAACAATTCAATTAGATGTAGACTGGAAGATGAGTAATAGTAATGGTAACTTGGCAGTACAGTCTAGCGTAGCTTCAGC